ACCATCCCAAAGTCTGCCCGATATTGCGGGACTTCCCAGCGCGGTCGAACGCGCTATAGCCAACCCACGCTCCTCCACAGGCGAGGATCATGAAAAGCGCGACCTCGCTGCTCCATATCTTGTATTGCGTCGGGTCTTGTAATTGGCCTATGGCGTGCTGAATTGTCATGGCGGCATAATTAGCGCAATTAAAAGCAAGGTCAACAATAAAAGACGGCGGTAAATTAAACGGCAAACGCGGGCTAGTGTTTCCCAAATTTCAAAGGGAACCCCAAGTATGTCTCGTCCTGTCCAATATGATTTTGCCCTTATCAAATACAGCAACATGGCAGCAACGCCAGTGTTTACGACGCTTTGCGGTGTGGTTGACGTAAATGTCAATCAGGTTGCCGAAACGTCAAGCACTCGCACCCGTGATTGCGCTACCCCGAACGTGCCCGGCACGCAAAAAATTAAAATTCTCGGCACAAGCTGGACCGCAACTAGCACTGGCCTGACAAATGCATCGATTGAAGCTGCAATTCGCACAAACCTTTTTGGCAAAAAGGTAAATTACAAAATTGAGTATTACGCTGATGATGGCACATCGGGCGGTGATTTGCTTGGCACGGATTCCGGCCTTGCAATCTTGACGGCGAACAACAAGAGCATCGCAACCGAAGGTGAATCCAGCCAAGAGTTCACGTTTGAAGGTGAAGGCGACCTAACCTACGTGGCAGCGCCATAAGGTAAAGGTCCATGGACACCGGCGTCGATCTTAAATTTGCCGATGGCGAATATCATTTTGCATTGCTCTTGCCACAGATATTCGAATTGGAAAGAAACTGCGGTGGGCTAGATGCCGATGGTGCCCGCCGCAGTAAATCCATTTTTGAAATATATGAGGAATTGAGCGCGGGCCTTGGCTTATCGGCTGACGGTGACGCTGTTTTTATGGGCGGCGGCAAGGCTCATGCAAAAGACATACGCGAGGCTATCCGTCTCGGCTTGATAGGCGGCGGGCAGACGCCGATAGACGCAAAGCAGTTGGTCGATGATTATTGCTTTCCGGTGCGCCCTATAGCCGAATGCTTAGGGGTTGCGTGGGCAATCTTGCGGGCAGTGATTGAGGGGGTTGAGGTTAAAAAAAAAGCGGCCGTAAGCGAAGAGGCCGACCAGAACCTCTCCCAAAAGGAAGCATAATAGCGAGTTGCGGTGTTTTGCATCTCGATTGGGAGCGAACTTCAATGAGCGCATATTTCGAGGCATTAGAAGCGCACAATGATAGCGGCGATGGCAAGAAGCCAATAAGCGAGGCCGACGCAAAGCGTTTGCGCGAGTTTAACAAAGCGCATGGGGTTGTATAATGGCTGTTGAAGTTGACCCCTTAATTCTTGAAATTCGCGCTGACTTAAAGCAGTATCGGGCGCAGTTGCAGTCCACCACGTCGCTTGTTACATCTAGCCTTGGTCGGCAGGAAGGCTCTATCCGAGATTTGGAGCGCCAGATGCAGCGTTCCAGCGGCGCTATATCAAGCTCGCTTGGCAGTATCGCGGGTGCATTGGCTGGGGCGTTTAGCGTTCAGCAAATTGGCGCATTGATTGATAACTTCACGCGGCTGCAAAATAGCTTGCGAGTTTCGGGGTTGGAAGGCCAGAACCTTGCCAATGTGCAATCGCAGTTGCTTGACCTGTCGGCGCGATACGGCGTTTCGATCAATGAACTGGCTGACCTTTACGGCAAGTCAAGTCAAGCGGCTTCGGATTTAGGTGCGTCTGAAGCGCAGCTAGTGCAAATCACCGAGGCCAGCGCACAAGCGTTGAAGATAACGGGAACCAGTGCCGTTGCAGCGCAGGGTGCATTGCTTGGCCTTACGCAGGCGCTTTCGTCTGGCACTGTTCGGGCGGAAGAGTTTAACCAGATAAACGAGGGTGGCTTGCGTCCCCTTTTGCAGGTTGCGGCTAATACCGAACGCTTTGGCGGCAGCGTAGCCAAATTGCGGGCGGCTGTTGTCGAGGGCACGGTTACAAGCAAAGAATTTTATCAAGCGATATTGAACGGAAGCGCCGAACTTGAAGGCAAAGCCAATAAAGCAACGCTAACACTGGCGGGTGCGTTCACGGCATTATCAAGCCAGTTGACCGTTTACGTGGGCGAGGCATCGGCATCTAACGGCGTAACGGCTGCGCTGGCGGCGGGCATTGGTGCGCTTGCGGACAATCTGGATAAGATAATCCCGGCACTTGCCACTATCGGCGCTGTAATTGGCGTTAGATATGTAGCGGGCCTTGTTGCAGCAACCGTAGCGTCTACGGGTCTAAAGGTTGCAAGCATTGGACTTGCGGCGGCATTAAATGGCACGACTGCTGCGGCGACAAAAACTGCGCTGGCTATGAATGCGCTTGGCAAAACGGTTCCTTTTCTTGCTGTAACTGCGCTGGTTACTGCGCTCGGTTATTTGGTTACGGAAAGCAACAATCTAGCGGACGCGACGGCCAATGCTACGGACAAACTGGCGGATGCGGAGGAGCGGTTTAAGACTTATAAGTCGGCGGCGGAGGCTGCTGGAATACCTGTTGGAAAATCCGGTGCAACGGCAGAAATCGCGGGGGACAAATTTGACATTTTAGGCGGTGCAATAGGGCGCACTACTGCCAAATATGTGGAACTTGCGGCTAACGCTCGCCTTGCGGCCATTGCCGTTTCACAGGCAAACATTGCAGAGGCTCAAACTTCATTAAATAAGTCTCGGAGCCGGGTCGTAGCTGGACAGTTTAACGCATTTGGTGGCGTTCTTAGCAGATTAGACATTATTGGCGGGGAGTCCGATAGGCAAAATATTGCCCAGCAACGGGCGCTCATAAGGCAGGAACGCGCCAACATTAAATTTCTTTCAACTCTGCCTGACGGGGTGATAAAGCCCCCACCGACAGAAGACGCAACCACAACACCGACAACTGGCGCGGGCACGTCAAGGGCTGGCCGGGCGGTTGGCGGATCTCGCGGCGCATCAGGGCCAAGCGCAGATGAAATTGAAGAGCGATTTAACAGAGAGTTGATTGCCTTAACGCAGCAAACGCTATCCGCTCAACAATCCGTTGCCAAGTCGGCAGATGAAAAGGCGGAGTTTGAACTGCGCTCAATCGAGTTGGCAAAGTCACAAGCAATCGAAGGCATTAAAGCCGAAAAGGATTATACCAATGCACAAAAGCAAAGGTTAATCCAGCAAATCGAAACACTGGCGTTTGAGGAGGAGGAAGCCGTTGCTGCGCGTAAGCGGGCTGACCTTGCACAAGAGGCTGCTGATTTAGCGGAAATTCAAGCGCGTAATGCCATTGCTGCGCTTCAAAACGAATATGATTTAGCAACGTCAATCAAAGACCGTGCGCGCATTGCCGCGCAAATTGCTGAAACTGAAACACAAGCGGCGCTCGATGCCGTTGACCGCCAGTTACTTGATAAAGAGATTAGCGATGCAAAGCGTCAACAGTTAGAGGCTATTCGTGCCGGTATTTTAATCGCAGGGGACCGTCGGGCATTGGACGCCCAAAACGGCAACCTATCGCCATCGGCGCAGTATTTAAAAGATATAAACGAACTCGACTTTGGGGATGAAACTGAAAAATTTGGCGTTGACGCGCTTAAAGATTTGAACCGTGGCCTTGCCGACGCAATCGTCAACGGCGGCAATCTAGGTGATGTTTTGGAGGACACTGGCAAGCGGTTTCTTGCCCAGCTTATCGAACTGACGTTCCAGTTGCTTGTCATTAAGCCCTTGCTGGAATCGCTAGGCGGTGCAATGGGTGGCACCGGTGGCGCAGTCGGTGGCTTTTTTAGCCTATTCGGCGGCAAGAGCCGTGCATCTGGCGGGCCTGTTTCCGCTGGTCAAGTTTACCGCGTCAATGAAGGAACGCGGCCCGAATATTTCCGGCCTAACACAGGCGGCGATATTATCCCGCTTTCCAAAATGAAAGCAACGCCAAACCCGCAAGGCGGCGGCGGCGTGTCGGTGGTTCGGCTTGAACTGTCTGGCGACATTGACGCGCGCATTCAATCGCAATCGGCGCAAGTGGCGGTAGAAGTGGTGCGGGCTGCTGCGCCAAGCATAGTTGACGCTGGCGCGGCAAAAGCGCAGCGCGATATGGGAAGGCCTAGGTTGTGAGCCAAGTAATTGTTCCAGATTATAGCGCGTTCATATTGAAGGACATTGCCGTCGATGTGCCCGCGCTGGCTAACCGCTCAATCATTACGTCATATCGTCAAGTTGTCGCGCAGCCGGGGGCTGAACGCTGGTATTTATCCGCTATCATTGACCCTCTGGTAACTGAAAATGATGAAAAGGCTTGGCGAGCATTCCTTTTTGGATTGCGCGGCATTCGGAACTATTTTCATTATCGCGTTGCTTGTCAAACGCATTCTGGATCGCGGCCCACAGTCGATACGGGGGCGACAAACGGCTATTCGATTCCGCTTACTGGCATGACGCCTAGCACGACAATTTTGAAGGCTGGCGATTATATGACAGTGCCATTGCCATCCGGCCACAGGCGGCTTGTTATGTTGCTTTTGGATTTAGTCACCAACAGCGCGGGCAAAGCAACGGCAACGCTTAACGTGGCGCTTAATGAGGTTCCAGCGGCGGGCGGGCTTGTCGAAACACTGGCCCCGTTTGTCCCTGTTTCATCGACTGAACGCCGTATGAGTATTAGTTATGATAATTCGGTAGGAATTATCTCACTGACGTTAGAGGAGGCTGTATGAGCCGCCCCGACGCAACGGCCTCTGCGGCGCTAGACACCGATTATATTAAGCCGATATGGTTTGTTTACCTTGACGTTTTAGGTGACGTTTTGCGGGCTAATAGCAGCGGCGCTGACGTTACGCCTGCGGGCACTGGCGACCCTGATTTAGACGGACAGTTATTTGTCGGCATCGGCGCGGCTTTTGTCGATATTTCGCCGGTCAAAGTGCAAGGCGGGGGCAGTGAAAGCGTAACCGCAACGCTGTCTGGCTTGCCCGTCATTGATTCCGATGTTCTTAACACAATCGGGAATAAGGCAAACTGGCAAGGGCGCGAGGCAAGGCTTTGGCGCATAATCCGCAACGAGGCAAATGTGCAGCAAGGCGGATTCCAGCATTATTATACTGGCTACATGACGGCCTTGAATATCGAGGGCAGCGACGAAACGCAAACCATTAGCGTAACGATTGAAACGTATCTGGCAGCATTTAGCGATGCCAGCAATCGCAACTATCTCGATCAAGAACGCTTTGACCCCGGAGACTTGTCCGGGCGCGTTGTCATTGCAAACGGGATAAGCGCCAACCCTGCAATTTCAAACACTGAAGCCGGTGGTTACGGCGGCGATTATGGCGGCGGTGGAATCCGCGATGTTCGGCAGTATGAGAATATGCGATGATTGAACGCGCTTCAGATTGGGAAACCAGATTGCACGATTATCTGGCGAGCATGGCGAATGCAAAGCACGTCTATGGTGAGACTGACTGCGCTTTGTTTGCGTC